ACTATTTGCTCTATCTGGCACAACTGCTTGCAGTACGCAAATTCGTAGGTGCGAATCCACCCGCGGAAAATGTCTGGCCCAAAGCTTTCCACATGCGGGTTATTGCTGATCCCGCGAAGCATACACTCGGCTATTGGTATCGTGATGTCGCCAAACGCGAAGGCAGCGTTGTTCACCATTCCAACGAAGTCTAAGTGCCTTGTGGGGCTTGTGTCGTATTTCGTAATCGAGATCGTCACCGATGGAACAAGCTTCGACGTTCCATCGTAACGCTCCCCAACGGGGTTCACCGCAGGTTCGTAGATGCCAGTAAGCGCACCATTGTTAAGCCAGTTCCATTTCATCACAGGCACTTGCACCAGCGATGAGCTTGTCGAGAAGTTCGCGGGCCGTACATCCGGCGAATACTGCCCAGGGTCTGTGCCGCCACCACTGCCGTCGTCGTTGCCTGCTGACGACTGATAGTTAGCAGTGACGACTCGCACCATGCGGGAATCGCCATCGGCCTTATCGTCGAAGCTAATGCAGGGCACATCAGTGTTTGGATAAAGGTCGCCTATCTGGATCTGGATGGCATCGGGGATGACATAAGCCTCATCCGGCGTGCTCAGGATAATACGAAACGTGCGTGTTATCGTATCTGCGAGCGAGCCCCCCTGGGAGCTTCGGCTAAAACTCTTCCCCTGCATCAGTTCTGACACCATGTAGGGCATTGGTTAACCCTCTGTGATGTCGATGCGAAGACGGGTGCCAGCCACGCCCCACGCCGAATACTGCGTGCCGGAGGTAAGGCGAACAATCGCTGGTTCGCCAGCCCGAAGCGAGCAAAAGCCGACATTGGAGCCGCCAGCGGATACCCCAACGATCGCGGAAGATGCCGTGGACGTTGATACGTTGCGAAAGAATGCCAGGCCCACGGTCGTCAGGTTTGCCGTGACAACGCTGGTGGCGGCCGTCCCTAGTGTCATTGTGAGCGAACTCATGCCCGCAATTGCCATTGCTGCGGTGATGCTAGCCGCCTGCACCGACGTAGCTAGGTAATCTTTGTCTACCTTCAGCGATGCGCTATATGTTACATCGGCCATTATGCTACTCCCAGTGCTTGCTTTGCTTCGCCTACCATTTTGTTCAAGTCTGTCAGTGCCTGCGTTTGTTTACGCAATTCTTCCAGGTCTACGTTCTTCGCCGCATCGTCGCCGCGCAGCAACCTGTTCATCTCCGACTGCCCTTCCATCGTGTTAACATCTGACACTTTTAAGGCTTGCCGAGATGGGCCGTTGTTTCCCTCAAGTATAGCACTTAGCCTGCTGTTATTCATTGACTCGATCATCGGCGCAGCCTGTGCTCTGAGGTTCTTCGCACCGTCGTTAATAAGGCGTGCCCTCTCGGCATCTCCTCCCTTGCCCAAGTCCTCTACCTCTTTGCCTGCTTGCAGAAGTTGATTAACACCCGCGGCCATCTCCTGCGCCTGCCGTGCGCGTGGTGTCAACGCTAGTTCGCGGCCTGCTGCTGCTGCATCTTGATCCTGCCGACGCTTGTCGATGTCCTGCGCGGCTTGGTCGGCTACCCCCTGCGCCTGCTGCACGCCAGCGTTGCCAGCCAATGCTTGTTCCCGCTCTGCTTGGAATTGGGCCTCTTTTCTTCTCCGAACATCCTCTCTAATAATTGATTGTTGTGCCTGCTCTTGAGTCAGTGTTCCCTGCTGCGCCCCACGAAGCTCCTGCATTTTGGCTTCATCTGCTTTGCGCTCTTGCTCGACTGCGTTAATCTTAGCGTTGGCAGCGTCAACTTTTGGGTCGTCTAAGAAGGCCTGTTCTCTCGCCGCCGTTATCCCCGCTTGCGCCTTTTCGGTTGCCTTTCGATCGTTTACGAGGTTTGCCTCGGCTTGATCCCGTCTTGCCTTGAGTTCATCGGGCGGCAGCCCGCCTTGGGCAACAGGCTTTTGCTCCGTAAAGTTACGCTGCGCCTGATCGGCCATTTGCGTCGATGTCGAAAGCGCGTCGGAGGCGATCTTTCGGATGCGCGATACCGATTCTTCCATAGCCCGTGCGAATTCCATCGCTGCAGCCGCAGTTTCGCTCATTGCCTGTGCGATCTTCAGTGCCTCGTCGTCAACCCCGGAGGCGGCCAGTGCGTCGGCAAGCTTCTTTTCTGCATCAAGGAATGCTTGCTGCGCGGCTTCAAATGCCGCCTCGCTTGCAGGGGTTTGGTTCGCGAGTAAGTTTTCTGATGCAAGACTTGCCCCTGACCTTGCATCTTCCGCTTCCTTCTGCGCTCTTGCGAGCTTGCCTGACGAAACGCCAGCCTTCTCTCTTGCGGCGTTTTCATTGTCTATCGCATATCGACCGACCGACACTCTGTTGCTGTTTCTCAGTTCTCGGTCGCCTTGCAACGACGAGAGCGCGTCTTTTGTGCGATCGCCGCCTTGCGTCATGCCGAGACGCACGCTGCGCCTTTTCGCTTCGGTGTCCTTTAAGTTTTCTTCGGCACGCTTTGCCTCACCTTGGGCTTCTTCAACCGCACGCTGGCGTTGTTCTGGATTTTCAATCTTACCGGCTTGAGCGAGCGTATCGTTTGCAGCGGCAAGGATTGCGGCGTTCTCGTCAAGCTCTCTCTGAAACGCAGTCGCACCAACCACGCCGCGCTCAATCGCGCTGGCAACGTCTTTCTGCGCTGCGGCGATTCGCTGGGCTGCGTCGTTGGATGCCTCAACTATTTCTAGCGCGAGCTTGTCGATCGCGGCGTGCATCGGGTCTTCTAGATCCCTAAGTAGCGTCTCTAGTTCCGTTACCGTGGTGCTGCCTTGATCAACGCCACTTGTTTTCATTCTTTCTGCAAGTGCTTTTGACTCTTTTGCAAGTTCAGCCCGCAACCCTGCAAGTCCTTCAACGGTGTCGCCCTTGGGAAGTGCATTGGCCGCTTCGATTGCTTTTTGCTTGTTTTCAGCAAACTGCCTAGCTGCGTCAAAGCTTTCTGGGTCTACGTCGGCATTAAGCCGCCTCTCAATGCTTCCTTGTATCGCTCCTTTTGCTCTTAATCCAGTAAGAAACGGATCGAAGTTCCTACCAACAACTGCACTAGTTGCTTCACGTTCGCGTTCTTTCGATTCGCGGATTTGCCTAGCAAGAACAATTCGCTCTGGGACGCTCTCAGACTTGTCTAGCAAGCGTTGATCTCTTGCCTGATTGGCTCGCTCTTTCTGCACCTCTGGGTCTATGTCTACCCGGCGACTATCGCGCAGTTCTTTCTGCTTGCGTTTGACCTCGCCTACGTCCTTGCCAAAATCAATACCTATGCGGCCACCTTCGGAAAACATCCCCCTACCAATTACGTCGGCTAGGCCGCGGAACGACTGCGCGAGATCGTCAACCAGACTCTTCTGCCGAGAGAGTGCTTCGTTCAACGCTTTCGTCTGATCTTCTGCTGTGCGGCCAGAGTTGATAAATTTCAGAATGCCAACAGCGACTTGCCCGGCTAAGACTGCACCAAGCCCGACGAACAGCCCCGTCGTGCCGCCAAGGACGAAACCAAGCTGCGTCACGTTATTTGACACGGCGCGTAGCTTCTGATCCCACCCACCAACCGACGAGAAGAAGTCGTCGAGGGCAAATGCCGCCTGGTTCGCTGCCATGCTGAAGCGATCCATACCGCCGCGGCCTACGTCGCCGCCTTGCTTGACTTTTCTCTCCGCTTCTGCCTTGGAGATCCTGCCCGTTGCGACGGCAGCACGAATCGCCGCGTCTTCGTATATTTTGAGAAACTTTGCCGCGGCGGGGGTGCCTGCCGAGCCAGACGCTAAAACACGGGCTTGCGCTTGTGCGAGCCGGTCATACGCCGCTGCGACCGGCCCACCAGCAGTCGCACCCACCTTCAGCAAGATCTGCTGCAAGGCATTGAGCCGACCAATCGATGCCCCTATTGCACCGTCGTCGATGACTGCGCCAGACATCTTGATACTTCCACCAGCAGACATTGCAGTTTTAAGCTTTGCAACCTTATTGCCAGCGTTCTCAATCTCCTCTGAAGTCGCGCCTGCCGCAGACTTCAAGCGGTAGAACTCGGCCTCTGCTGCCTGGACGGCTGGAACAAAACGCGAGCGAAGTGATATCGGGAGTTGATCTAGTTGTGCCTTCGCTGCGATCGTGGAGGATTGCAGCAGTGCCATCTGGTTGGCGATGTCGTTGCCGGAATCAATCGCACCGGCCCGAGGGCCGAGCAGTGGTGGTGCTTGTGCCGCGGCTGCCGCACCGGCCCCAGCGGTGACTGCCCTGGCCTCGCGTTCTGCGTCGGTAATTAGATCCGGCGGGAGCGGGCCACTGCCCCCCCCTGCGCCCGCAAGGGTCGCACGAAGGCCGCCAAGTTGGGCCTGCAACGCTGTTTTTTCTAGCCCGTCGTTCAAGGCAGCGACTGCCGCTACTGACTCGTTGATTGCCTTGGTCATGCGGACGATGGGAACGCTGGGCTCGCCCATTGTTTCTGCGATTGAGGCTAACTCGTTCCTCAACGCAGCGACCGATGCTTGTGACGCGGCTGTATTTAGCTGAACTCCTCTGGTGCTTGTTGCTTGATTTGTGATTCGGTCAAGATTCCTCTCGGAAGCCCCAATCGCATTAGGAGACGCAATGAACTCAGGCTGGGCCATCCGCTGGAGTTGTTGCTGCTGGAGTCCAAGCTGGCCTTGCAGGGCAGTCTTCTCCGCACTGTCGTCTAGGGCATCAACTGCTGCCTTGGCCCGGAGTGCTGACGCTGCGAGCTTCTCAAATGGATCTGTAGGCCCGCTGAGCGTAGTGGCGAGCGATGCGAGCTTGTCCTTTAGGGCGTTTGCTGTTGCCGTTGCCGTCGTTGCATCCAACTGGATTCTTAGCTCTGTGGCGACCTTTTTGTTCACAGAGTCCAGTGCGCTGCCCAGCACTGCCAACTGCTGCGGAAGCTTCGATGCAAAGAAACTCCCAACGCCAAACCTCTGGATCTGAGCATCTGTCTCGGCAATCTTCTGAGCCAGTTCGTTTGCTTGAGCAATCAGCGGAGCGATGTTCTTATTTGAGGCGAGCGTGTCTGGTGGCAGTGCGGCTGCCTGATCCCCTTGGGCTGCCGCCGTCGTCAGACGCTGATTCATCTTGGGATCAGTGAAGGCAAACTCTTGCCCAGTTTTGATCTTGCCTACAAGCCCCGCCACTTCGGACATCCGCTGGATAGACTTCACCGTCTTTAACACTTGCTTCTCAAGACGGTCAAACTCATTTACGCCAACAACCGCACCGGCCTTGATGTCTTTCTCTAGCTCTAGGACACCTTTTTGAGCTACGTTTAGTGCTGGGATGAAACCAGCCTGGACTGAATAAGACAGGTTGTCGAATTCGGCAACGGCCCTGCCAAGTGGTTTTGCCAGTAGCTCGCTGGCAGAAAACAGTTGCTCAGTCTTGAGGACGGCAGCGTCCAAGTCTGCCTTGCCTAGCACGTTTAGAACGGTTTCGATCTTTTCTTCGCCAAGCTTATCGACCGCGGCAATGACGGTATCTAGCTCCTTGCGGTTGATCTTTGACAGGCCAATCTGGATCGTCTTATTGCCACTGGCGGCAAGCGTTGCTTGTATTGCCTTGGCTTTGTCCAAGCCGCCGACATCTACGAGGATCTTTGCACCGCGCTTTGACAAACCGTCCAGAGCGTTTCTGTAAGACTCAATGCTTTTAAACCCACTCGCGTCGAGGACAAGCTTTACGCTCGCCCCCTTGAGCGTCTGCATGCGGGCTTTCAATCCTTCGATGTCGCGGATCGCGCCATCGAACCCCTTAAAGTCTAGCCCTATTGACGAGGCTGCCTTCAGCGAGGCTTGGAGCTTTTGTAGGGGCGTGAGTACGCTCTTAAAGGCGCGATCTGCGTCCTTCATCGCGCCGGTGATGTTGCCCTGCACCTCGCCAGCGAATTTCCTGACGGTGCCAGCCGCGGAGTTGAGCTTACTAGTAAATTCGGCCGTGTTGGCCGTTACTACCGCTGATATTTTGCCGAGGTATTTCGCCATCAAATCATCCTTGACTTAACTTCATCAACTCGGAAACCATCTCATGGTACGTTTGCCCAGGCTTGTGTGTTGCCGGGATAAACGCACTCTCGTCAGGCACATCTCCGCGTTTGTAGTTTCCGCTCGAGCACATAATCACCCGACAAATCCTCGCTGTCTGCTGCCATGTGTCTGGGAGCGGCCAACGCTGATCGTATGCATACCACTCGGCCAGTTCGCGGGAATCTACTTCATCCAGCAACTGCTTTACTGTCTTGCCCAGGCACAAAGCTAAACGGAAGTAGAATCTGCGCTCTGGTCGCTGGGCGAACCTTCCCCCATCGCATCAGTGTCCTCTTCTCGCAGCGCATTGAGCTTCCAGCCAGCGTCAAACAAACGATTCAGCACAACGCTCGACTTCTTGCCAAGCTCTGCAACCTCGGCATCGGTAAACAGCCTGTCGCCGTTCTCGTTGCACAGTGCCAACACAAGGAAGCGTGGCCGGAAAGCCTTCATTTTGTCTGCGGCGTAACCGTCCTCGAAGATATCGCGCTCTGTGCCTGAGAGTGTTTTCAGCCACACGCTGCCGCCCCACTCACTTACATGCACTTCTTCCAGGGTTACGTCTCTGGCAGACATAATCAATGATTTGCTCAGACTAGACATTAAAACACTCCTATTAGGGCTAACCTTGAAAGTCGGTAAGCCGGAACTTCATTGTGCCTCGGACTAAATCGCCAACCTTTAGCTGCGTTGACGATGATTCGTGTAATGCGTACTTAGCGACAGAATAATTTGCACAGGCAAACGACAATTGCTCTACCGTGCCAATTGTCGAAGTAGCGTTGAAGCTACCAACGTGCAGATAGTCAACGCTTATAGACCCACCAGACCATGCGCCTGTCGGCACCATAGCGATGTGGTTCACCGGGTCTGTGTAGGTGGTCATGTCCACCACCTCTGCGACTGCGCTATCGACAGAGAGTGCCACAATGGTTGCGTTAAGCGAACCAAACGTGAACGTGCCGCCCTGGGCAGTAACGCCAGCCATGAGTCACGATTACGCAACTCGGAACGTCGCGTTCCCTTTGATGAGATCGCCCACGCTGCCGCCGACGCTGGCCGACATGCACGTTGCGCTACCGCTGAAGGACATCGGGCCGGTGATTGCGAGCGCACCCGAGGAGCCAGCAGCAAGCACGACTGCGGAGATGTAATCGATGCTAACTTCGCGGTCTGTTGCAAAACCACCGACATACTCTTTTCTTGCACCTGGGGCAATGCCGAGGTGGGAGCCATCGACTAGGTCATTCGTGTCTGAGACTTGAACGCTTGTGACAAAGAGGGTTGTGTTATTAAAAGAGAACGTCAGACCCTGTGCGCTTGTACCAGCCATGATTAAGCCTCCTTGCCTAAAAAACCACTAATCCGAGGCTTCCTGCCAGCGGATTTGATAAAGTTGTCGAACCTCGTATGCGGGTGGTAACTGTGCCCCGATCTGTGTGGGATCGAGGAAGTCGTCCGTTTCCGACACGAGCCTCATATCTTGAATTGTAGCATTTGCCAACGTGCCGGTGTGACCATCCAGTGATAGTCGCACGGCCTCTGCAAGTTCGCGCACAGAGTCATAGGTCATTGCCCACGACGATATCTGTAGGCTTACAAGCGGCATGAACATGGGGCCAGACAAAGTGCTCTCGCGGATGATATTCGCCCGCTTGTAAACGATGAACGGCAGGCTCGCCCCTGTCCTTGGCACTGCGATCGGGTAAATCTGGAAGCCTACGATCTTTGCTACCGAGGGGGTCGTGGCTAGACGCAGATAAACGTGTCTCTCTGGCGAAATGAGCATACTAACCACCCCCCGACGAAAGTGTGTCAATGCTTCTCTTGATCGCGCCGGTCAGCGATGCAAGCACCGCACCGGACACCTCTGAGATGGTGTGTTCCATGTGGTGCTGGGCTGGCATCGCACCATACGTTTCGCCTGGGTGCAGCGTCATCGGCCGTTGCCCGTTGCCGCCCCAACTATTAAAGTCGTGATCACCACCCGACCCCTGCTTGGCTAGGCGTGTCGGCTCGTTGCGGCTGCCCATTAAGAAGTAGTGGCCTTTTGCCATGTTTTTAAATTGGGCATCGGTTGCGGAGGAGTGAAATGACATCTTCCGGTTGATCATGGTGTGGACGTTGATATATGTGCGGCGATTCTGCGTGCCAGGCTTACGAGGCCCACTGCCGAATTCCACTAACCACGCCGCGTTACCCGAGCCTGACTTTTCGGTTGCGCCAGCGGTGCCTGTTTGGAGCGGGCCAGTGATGGCAACGGCCGCCTTATCGTATTTGCGGGTGTAAGTGCGAGTGGACTTGGCGAGGTTGCCGGTGACGTTGCCGACCTTTCTCTTATACGTTTCAGCGATCGGCTTCGACGCTTCCTTGACTGCATCAATGAGCATTTTCTGCCCGGCAGAGTCGCTCATGCCGAGCTTCTTAGCCAATTCTTCTAGCCTTTTCGCTAGCTCCCTAGTTCCGGCGGTCTGGATTCTGACGAAGGCATTCGCCATCGACTTGCCGGTCGATTCGCCACCAAAGTCTCTAGGCGTAGGGTTGCTTGGCTGGAACATTTTACGTCGCTTCTCTGACTAGTAGCTCATGCATCGTGCGTGTCTCTCGCTCGACGACGCTCGCAATCTCCATTGTACGTTCACGCCACACGATCCTATGTTCATGCGTGATCGCTGGCATGAACCGGATGCGTACTTTGTGGCTGGCGATCACGTTGGCTTGCATGGCTTGCAGAACCTCACGGCTGGACAACCCATCGACGCTCGCCCATACCGTTGCGATGGTCGTCCAAGCAAGCGTGGCTTCGCCCATAGGGCTGCGTGACTCCGTAGGAGCCTGCACCTCGACACGCTCTCGCATGAGCCCTGCCTTTATCACGATACTGATCCTCCACCGACGATCGCGATGTCATACTGGGCACCCACCGCACCGGAGACGGTAGCCGTTCCAACGCCGCACCCTGTGCCAACGGGGGCAATAAACGTAGCCACGCCGCTGGCCTGCACCGTAACTCCACCAGCAGGGAACGCGGCATTGCTAAACACCAGTGCCCCGGCACTCTTATTCTTGATGTAGACCGCTCTGGTGCTAGTAAATGTCACCGTCGCTGACGCACCGTCGCGAACGTCTGAGAGTGCCGCCAGATTCAGCGTGTCGGTGCCGCCACCACCAATGGTTCTAGAGTCGCTCCAGGCTACTTGTGCCTGGTCTGTGCCGGTGCCGTGAGTCAGGGCCGAGGAGTACACCGCGGGCGTGACTCTCGTCGTCGAGGACAAGTCGCCTGCGCTGGACTCATGCGACACTACTGAGATCGATATCTGTGCTGAGAGGCTCATGCTTGATTCCCCATGATGTAAATTTCGTATGCTTCGCCAGCGACACCACCCAGCCGCATGATGCTGCCGCCGACAGTCGTCGCAAAACCTGTCGAGTCTGGGCAGGCCAGCAACATTGCTCCACCCTGCCGGATTGGATAGCCACGCAGAGTCAGGCTGCCGAGGTTGATCATCGGCATGAAGTTCCAGGCTTGAGTGTCTACGAGGAAGTTGGAGAATTGCGATCCACTGAGCCCGGCAGTCATGCCAATGGACGATGACGTAGACCTGTTCTTCAGACAGATGAGCTTTACCGTCCCGATGCCTATGACAGACATATCGATGTCCACATATCCACCGGCAGGGAACGTGTTTACGTCGCTCCAAACCTTGTCGCAGTCGCCTGAGTTAAAGTCAAAGCTCACAGAGTTGCAGGTGATCGACCGGGTCAGGCCGTGGACTCCTTCGGACAAGGCATCTACGCTCGCGCTGATTTGGGCAGTCAGCGTCATCGGTAGCCACCCCAACCGCTGGCTGCGATGAGCGTCTCAAACGTGAGCGGCACCACGACTGCGTTGCCCGAGGTAACGGGTTCTCTAGCGGCGAACCAATGGCCGATGATAAGAAGCATCGCGTGCTTGACGACCGCGGGCACAGA